CCAACCGATATTGACTGGCGGTGATTTGACACCAATACTAGCAAAATCCACAACATACAATTTTACAACAGCTACTACCGGTACTACAGGAGCAACTGCTGTTACAGCGTCACCAGTAACTAGTACAGGTGAGATTCCTGTAACAGCTGCTGACGGGAGTATATACACAATCAACCCATACGACGAGTACTCCCCAGGACCCACACAATACCAAACAATAACTTCAACGGTACTCACATCAGATACACTACAAGTCCCGGTGACTTCTATACAAACCACAACAGAATGCACCCCGGTTACGTCTCTAACCGATGACCAGCTACATGCTTTAACAGCAACAACCGCTGTAACCGCAACAACCACAACACCAGTGACCACACCGCCGGTAACATCAACTGTTACAAAAACAACTACAGGTACCGTGACACTGACAGGGGATGATGGTACTGAAGTGACATGTGTAACATCGGTCAAAATCGAACCAACTACAGAAACCGGTACTCAAACAGTATGTGTGACAAGTAACACGTCAGAACAGGTACCAGCCACTGGAGCTGAAGAAGAAATATCTGAATGTCTGTATAACAAGATGTATGATTACGATATAAATGATTATAGAAAAGTAATAGACATCTGGAGCTTCAACCAAGGTACGCATACCGGTGTAAATACATTGTTCACACTGGAACAATCATTAGCACAGCAAACATATTTCAGTTATGCTATGGGTAATTACGGTTTTGATTTAGTTAGCTGGTACGCAGTGAAAGAGTGGTTAGAGTTACGCGAAAAATTACTAGCTACTAAACCGGCTATACATTTTGACTTCAGAACACAGTACATGAGGTTGATACCTGAACCACGTAATAAATACTATGGGTTGATTGCATGCTATGTTGAATTACCCGTCAAGGATCTAGTTAAAGAGTTATGGGTGTACAAATATGCATTAGCGCTAACAAAGTTACAAGTAGGTCGTACTAGAAGTAAATTTTCTAACGTACCTCTGATCGGTGGTGGTACGGTCAATAGTAATGGTGATCAGTTACTACAAGAAGGTAAAGAGGAAAAAGACGAACTTGAAAAGCAAATGTACGAAGGAGCCCCCGGTCTCGGTGATGCAGCACCCCCATCATTTTTCGTTGGATAATGTTTCATAGAGACGAACGGTTTAAACAAGGATTGTACAAGCCTCTGAATAACAAGTACAAAGGTAAAAGTTACCCAAAGTATCGCAGCAGCTGGGAACTAAAGTTTTTCCGATGGTGTGATTTGAACCCCCATGTTGTTGAATGGAACAGTGAAAATGTTGTGATACCGTATACTATCGGTAAAAATGGTAAACTTCGAAGATATATAGTTGATAACACGTTAACTATGAAACAAAATGGTAAATTACGTAAATATTTAGTTGAAATAAAGCCATACGCTCAAACACAACCACCCAAACCACATGGAAACAAAAAAAAGAGCACTGTACTGTATGAACAATATACATATGCTAAAAATGTTAGCAAATGGACCGCAGCTAAAACTTGGTGTAAAAAACACGGGTTCGATTTTTTGATTGTTACAGAACGTGAACTTTTCAATAAGAGAGCTAAATAATAAATACACCGATGCACCCGAGCAAACTCAAACCATATATTTCAGAACAAGATTTGTGTATAGTCTCTCACGGTGGTGTAGGTTCTAACTACATATCAAACTTTTTATATAAACAAGGTATACAAACAAATTGCCTCCTTAATGAGAAAATATTGTACCCGTTAACATGTCATAACCCAATGATGTTGCATAAAGGTACAAACACACCATGTTTGTTTATATATGGTGACTATACAAATGCGATACTATCTATGGCTAAAAGGCAGTTCTTGCATATAAATGCATCTAAAATGCATTGTGATACTATAGGATCTGCATCCGGGTGGCCTGATAAACGTCTAGCTCAATTTGTATACAAATTTCCAGATGACCCACTTGGTATCAAAAGAATAATAAGAAAGTTTAAAAACGACCCACAAACTACATGTATCAAGTACCCTTACACGAAAGAACAAATAGAAAATACATTCAAGACAATAGGTATAAAAGTCGAAACAAGTACATTAGTAATTAAAAATAGAACCTCGTATGATTTAAATCAGTTAGAACTGTATGTACCGAATCGATACAGTATTGAAATTATTAAATATATTATAGACATATATAAAAACTTTGATGATGAAATATGTTAATTATCTAATATTAATTTGTTATTTAGGTGTTAATACATCATGTTCAGTAACAAAGCTAGTTAAAAAAATAAAAACACCAGAGATTGATAACTCTGAAGTTCAAGTAGTTGTACCGTTAACACCGGAAAAACCACGAATACAACAACTAACATTGTCAACACAGACTAAACCACAGAATAAACCATTACAGTATAGTCAAACAAACACAGTATCTATAGTGCTGGGTACAATTGTACTGATACTATGTTTTTTCCCGTTAGTTTTAATGTATATAGGATTGTTGATAGAGTATATTAGAAGTTTTATAACAAAAATATTCAACTGGACTAAATAATTACATGTTCGGTAGTGTTTTGAACACGATATTGGGAGCTGGTATCAAACTCGGCGCTAACCTGATAAACGCATGGATAGAACAGCGTATGGTCGATCGCCAACTGATGGCTGCTAGAGATGACAAGATCATGCAAATGATTGCAGATAGCCAAAAAGAAACTCGAAGCGACCCATTTGTAAAAACCACAAGACGCATGTTGTTCATGGCATTGACCGCAACTTATTGTTATTTGATGATATTTTATGCACTGAATCCAGATATATCATATACTGTAATAAAACCGGCAGATTCTAGTGGAGGTATACTGAGCTGGTTTTTGGGTGAAACAAAATGGGTGACTTTTGAGTTGACCGGTGGTTTGTTATTAGCGAGTTTTGTCGATTTAATGTTCATGGTGATAGGGTTCTACGCAATTCCTAGTAGTAAAAGACAGTAGTTTTCCGTATACACGGCATAAATACTATTACCATGGCATTTAAATTATTAGTTGAGAAACCAGATCTTCATGAATTTGAGTATATTCTAGAAGAAAAGAACGATAAATCTGAACCTAAATTGTTTGTGAGCGGTCCTTATATGCAGTTTGGAGAAAAAAACCGAAATGGTAGAATATACGAAGGTGATGAGATGTGCAAAGAAGTGGCACGTTATACAGAGGAGATGATCAATCAAAAAAGAGCGCTCGGTGAGTTGAACCATCCTACCAGCGCGGAAGTGAATCCAGAAAAAGCATGTCACATGGTGACAGAGTTGAAACAAAACGGCAACGTTTTCCATGGTAAATCACAAGTGTTGAGCACACCTGTGGGTAACATCATGCGCAGCTTGATAATGGATGGTGTGAAACTCGGCATGAGCAGCAGAGCATTGGGGCAACTAGAAGAAAAGGATGATGCCAATTATGTCAAAGAGATGAGACTTGTTGCTATCGACTGTGTAGCTGATCCAAGCTTCCCAAAAGCTTTTGTGAATGGTATACTCGAAAGCAAACAATATGTACTATCACAAGACGGGAGTTTCAGTGAAACGTATGATGATTTCGAAACAGGTATCAAAAACTTACCTAGAAAAGATTTAGACACCTATTTAAAAGAACAAATATGTTCATTTCTAAACAAAATTAACCGTGTGTTAGACTAAATAATTAGTAGCGCTACAATGAAAAATACAAATCCTGAGAGAAAACCTATTTTAAACTTCATCAAACAACTGAATGAACGTGATTTTTCCAAGGCTAACAATAGTCTGAAAAAGGTTTTACACAACAAAATCAAACAACGTATTGCTCTGGTCGCTAAAAAACCACTTTTTTAATCATGAGTTCTGAAAATAAAAAATTCCAAGAAATGTTGAAAGAGGTCACCAAGGACATTCTGAGTGAAGAAAGCCTGGGACATATACAAGAAGCTTTTGATGCAGCAGTACAAGAGCGTGTAGACCTCCACGTCGAGAAAGCCCTAGTAGAGCAAGATGACACATATGCATCCAAGCTCGAACGCCTGTTAGAAGCAATAGATAGTGATCATTGTGTCAAGTTGGAGAAGTTAGTTGAAGCTATAGATACTAATCACGCTCAAAAACTTACACACATTGTCAAGAAGTATCAAACAGCGTTGAATGAAGAAGCTGGTACCCTCAAAGAGAGTTTAGTAGACAACATCAGTAACTATTTAGAATTATATGTAGAAAAAGCTTTACCACTTGAGCATATAACAGAAGCAGTCAACAACAAGCGCGCAACCCAAGTTTTAGAAGAACTACGCGAGGTTCTCGCCGTAGATGAGATGCTTGCTAAGAAAAAGGTGGCCAGTGCTATACAAGACGGAAAACGTCGTATAGATGAAAGTACAGCACTCGCGCAAAAGACAGCATCTCAAGCCAAAGTGTTGAAAGAAAATCTTGACCGGGCTCAAGCAGAACTCATTTTAGAGCGCAAGAGTCAAGGCCTTCCAGAACGTAAGAAAGAGTATGTAAAAAGAGTGCTCAGTGGTAAGAGTGCTGAATTCATCGCAGAAAATTTTGATTATACAGTCAAGTTGTTCGAAAAAGAAGACGACCAAGCACGTTTGAAACTTCGCGAACAAGCTCGTGAACAACGTGTCACTCAACAGAAGAATGTTGATGTTGTAGTAGAGAAAAAAGAACAACCTAAACAAGTTGTAACCGAGAGTGCCAGTAACTTGGATGAGACAGAATCTGATCCATTGTTCCGTACATACATGGGGGAACTTGGTAAATATTAATTTAGTATGAGGTAGCGATACCTGAGTAACAAGGTCAAGGAGAAAACACAATATGTCAAAAGTAATTAAACCAACTCAAGCTTATATCGACGAAAGTCGTGCTAAGGTTTTGCTCGAAAAATGGGGTCCTGTATTGGATTACAATTCAGCAAACGTTGCACCTATCGAAGATGATCACACTCGCCTTAACACAGCTATGCTTTTGGAGAACCAAGAGCAATGGTGTATTGGTGAAGCTAACATCACTGGTGGAACCGGAGGAGTATTCTCTGGTGGTTCTATCGATGCTGGAGCACAAGCTGGTAACATGCCAGCTACAGGAGATACTGCATATGCCACAGGCGATGCACGTCTTCCTAAGATCCTCATTCCGATGATTCGTCGTACATTCCCAGAGTTGTTAACTAACGAACTAGTTGGTGTTCAGCCCATGAGCGGTCCTGTCGGACTCGCTTTTGCATTGCGCTACAAGTACGGAGCTGACTTTCTCGGAGAAACCAACACAAACGGAAAAGACGGAAGTCTTACCGCAGCTGCTGGTAACTACGGTCAGTACAGTGAAGCTGCTGGTGGAGCAAACACAGCTGGAACATTCGGTAACGGTGCCTCCGGTGAACTTGGATATCAATATCTTGATACCCGCTTCACAGGTAAGAGCAGCACTGGTATGGATGATTCTATTGCGTCAACCACATCCGGTGCCTTCGGTTTATCCGCAGGAGCAGGAAGTGTTGCATTCA